CGAGTAACTGTTTGTCGAGATTCTTCTCAAACTGAATTTAATGTTATTGGGAAAACTGGCGGTAGTAAATATTTACAAAGTCACAACCATAATTTATGGCAAGCCGCTGGTTCTGAGGTCAGATTAAGTTATGGAGAAGGTGGAACCTATAATAAAATAGGTTTAACATATAATTGGGCAGCTTTTCCAGATGAAGGCTCTAAAATATCTACAACAGATGTTTTAAACTTAACTACTGGAAATTCAGGCAATCTTCAACCGTATATTGTAGTTTATAGATATAGGAGAGTGGCATAGAATACAGTAGAAATTCTATGAAAAATATTTTATTAAATGCCCTTATGTGGGGGGGGGAGAGAAAACCCTACAATTCAACACAAGAAAGGAGGTTCAGTTATTTACTAGAACCTCTTTTCAACAAAGAGAGCGAGGTGACAGATATTTAATATCTGTAGCTCTTGGAGGTGTTGTTTATGCTTATTAATGTTGACTTTATATATCCTGTTGGATGTTTATTTATAACAACAGATACAACATTTAATCCAAATATTACATTTGGAGGAACTTGGGCTAGATTAGAAGGAGATGTTTATTTAAAAAACGTTCCGACTAATTCTGGTCAACCTATTGGTAATTATGGCGGAACTTCAATTGACCATAAAATACCTCTTTCTAGTATGCCTAGTCACAGTCATACTGGAGCAATATCTTGTTACGCCGGCGGCGGCGGAGCGAATGCATTTAACTTCACTCCTGCAAATGTTACGAATAGTCCTCAATGGTCTAATTCTTTGCATATAGGTAGCTCCGGTGGTGGACAAGCTTACTATCCATATTATTATGGTATTATTTGTTGGCATAGAACAGCATAAACGACATACATAACAGATATTAATATCATTTATTATGATAATTAATAAAGATTTTATTTTAGATTTTACATATCCTGTTGGCTCAATTTATATGAGCGTCAATTCCACTGACCCTTCAACATTATTTGGAGGCACGTGGGAGAGAATACAAGGACGTTTTTTATTAGGAGCTAGTAGTTCATATACGGCTGGTTCAACTGGAGGACAAGACCAGGCTTCGGCAGCTTTTGAAATGTTCGGAGGAGGAAATAATAATAGATTGTATCACGATATATCAAGACAAGATTTTTCTGTTGTTTATAAATCGACAAATAGATATATGTTGGAAGGTACATTTGTTGAATCTCACGATTTAACTGAAAATCAATTTTATGGTATTAAAGTTACAAATTTAAATGATACAAGTAAATTAATGCCTCCTTATTTAGCTGTATACATATGGAAAAGAATAGCTTAACCTCGCTAATCTAGTATCTAACATTAGATGCTTATGATTATTAACACAGATTTAATTTATCCCGTTGGGAGTATTTATATAAGTATTAACTCTACTAATCCATCTAAATATTTTGGTGGAACCTGGACTGCTTTTGCAACAGGTAGAACTTTAGTCGGTGTTGATACAAATCAAACAGAATTTAATACAGTTCAAAAAACTGGAGGTAGTAAATATTTACAAGAACACGAACACTCTAAAACAACAGGTTTATATAAATATGAATATTCATATGGAATTGATGGGCAAGTATATAAAGGAGCACAAAAACTTCAAGATATAACTGTTTGGAGTGGTAATGTATCAAATGTTACTACTGGCAATGCTGGAAATCTTCAACCATATATAACAGTTTATATGTGGAGACGTACTGCATAATTAAAATGGAATAAAAGGAGGAAACTATGAATGAATTTTTAACTTGGGAAGTTTTATTAACTTTCACTGGTTTAGTAACTACAACTTATATGGTTACTGAATTTACAAAAGAAATACCATTAATTAATAAAATACCTACAAAATATTGGAGCTATATTATTGCTCTTATTTTATTATTTGCAACTAATTTAGTTACAGGAAGTTTTAAATATGCTGATATAACTTTATATCTATTAAATGCTATTCCAGTTAGTTTATCAGCAAATGGGTTAAATAATTTTAATGATGGTAAAAAGGAAGAAACAGGGGTTAATATAGAAGGAATCGGTAGTGATTCTGATGTAGAAGAAGACGTGTAATGCGTCTTTTTTAAATATTGGAAAGAAGGAGGATGAAACAATGGAAGAAAATATGAATGTTGAAATCAATGAAGAATTATTACAAGACTTCAGAGAAATGAATAACGTTGAAGACGGAATACAAACAACTTTTAATGAAGATTCATTAGATGATATGAATGATGATTCAGTTGAAATTGAAAATGAGAACGAAGAAGAAGTTGAAGGTATTGGTGCTACAGGATTTTCAATGAGAACAACTAAACCTAGTGGTAATTTAAATTATATGACAACTAGCACTGGTGGTTGGTCTACTTGTATTAAAGGAAGCCCTAATGACCCTAAGGCAACAGTATTATCAAACTGTGTAGGATATGCAAGTTCGAGATTTAATGAAGTCATCAACGAAGCTAGAGGAACAACAGGATGCACTTATAAAACATTAAACTGTAATGCAGAAAACTTCCCAGAAAGAGCAATTGCAGCCGGATTAAAGACTGGTTCTACTCCAAGACGTGGAGCTATTATTTGTTGGCAAAAGGGAACTTTATCAAGCTCTGATGGTGCTGGTCACGTTGAATTTGTTGAACGTGTAGATAGTAATAGCAAAATTTATGATTCTGCATCTAATTATGGTGGAACAGCTTTTTATAATGCTTCAAGAAGCAATTCAAATGGAAGATGGGGATTAAATTCTCCTTACGCTTTTAGATGTTTTATATATTTACCTGATGATGTTCAAGCTTGGGTAGATGGTTCATCACCTGCACCTACACCAACTCCAAGTGATAAATATAATATTGGAGATAAAGTTGTTATCAATGGTGCTCTTTATGTTAGTTCAAACGCTGCTAATCCAAGTGGTTCAGTAAGTAATAAAGTAACTAATATTACAAGAAAAGCACCGGGAACAGCACATCCATATAATACAACTGGAGATTTAGGATGGATGGACGAGAGTTCAATTAGTCCTTATGTAGAACCTACACCAACTCCTACTCCAACCCCTACACCAAGTTATAAATACAATATAGGTGATAGAGTTGTTATTAATGGAGATTTATATGTAAGTTCTGATGCTGCTAGACCAAGTGGTCACGTATCAAATAGAACAACTACAATAACTAGACGTGTTGACGGGGCTTTACATCCATATAATACAGAAGGAGATTTAGGTTGGATGAATGAATCTGATATTCAACCAGCTGGAACTCCAACTCCCACACCAGCACCAACAGGGTTGTCTGTTGGGGACAATGTTAAAATTGTGGGTACTGGTAAAGCGAGTGCTGATGGAAGCAATCCAACAGCTGGAGGAATTGGTTGGACGAGACAAATCTTAAAGATTTATGATGGTCAACCTTATCCATATATGGTAGGAAATAGTACAGGCGTTACTGGTTTCTATAAAGCAGACGCTTTACAAAAAATCTAAGAGTAAATTAAAGAGGAAATGGCAAAATTATTGTCATAGTCCTCTTTTTTTACCCGCTAAATTATATCCTAAAATGAGTTACTTTTCTCTTGACAAGTATTTGATTTTATGATATAATCGCATTAATAATAGTAGAAGGGATAAGGTGAAAGAATGAAAATTGAAGTAAAGATAATGCCTAAAGAAGAATTTAATGAAGAAGGACTAGGTTGGTCTGAAGGCGTAGAAATAGATGAATTTATTTTAAATCCATCAGATATTGAATTTAGATGGGACGATGGTTCTACATTACCATATAATGATTTTATATTTTTTGGTAATGAATATTATTATGGAATATTTATTGATGGTATAAATCAAAATAAATATCAAAATAAATTAGATATGGCTATGAATTTATTAGATTATCTTGATGATGCAGGTTTAATTGATGATGAAGAAAGTTTTACGACATTGCAAAAATTAAGAGGAAAATATAATGAAGAAAATGATTAAAGTGTGGTAGAGAGTTTTGGTAGAATCCAGAATAAAAATATTATGGCATAAAGACTTCCTATAATTAACATATGAATAGTAAGAAAAAGGAGGGTTGTTTTGCAACCATTTAGTCTTCGCCAAATAACAATACAAAGGCATAAGAAGTTCCTCACATTAACAAATTTGAATAGTAGATAAGCATTTTTATAAATGTAAATCTACTACTCGTGCCGCTGAGTTGACTCACTCGAATGAGTCTATACTTCTCGCCTATTTATGTTGGCTGGAGTATTCCCGCCGACCCTCTTTGGAGGGGTTAATTTAAAATATAATAAAGGTGATTAAAATGATAAGTGATGAATTATTTGAAGAACTATTTCCTATTGGGTATAGACTATTAAGCTATACTGATAAGCCTCCAATAACAAGAGGTCAATGGAAATGTATTGGTATGTTAGGTTTGACATATTACGTATTTGAAAGAATAGAGTAAGGTGATGGAATATGAATAAAGAAGAATTATTAAAGAAAATAGAAGATTATGAGGAGACTAAAAATCTTAATAGAATGGGATGCAGTGAAAATTGGTATGACCCAGTTTATGCTATTAAGAGAACATTCTCAAAAGAAGAAATAATTAATATGTCTCAATCAGAAATAGATAATTTAATTAAATTAGCAAATAATATTTCAGAAGGGCTATGGTAGAAGGTGAATGAAATGGCAAGAAAATATAACAAAATTAAAAATGTTACAATAAAAAGTCATAATATTAATTTTGATGTCAATGCTATAGAGATGCCTTCTAAGCATATTTTAAAGACCGTAGAAAGACTTTATCATCAAGGATATGCAAACCCTAGTTCTGTATATAAAGATGGCAGAATAGCTGCAGAAATGGTTGATAGAGCACGTTCACAAGTGGCTAAAGCATTAGGTTGTGAAGCAGATGAAATATTTTTTACAAGTGGAGCATCAGAAAGTAATGCGTGGGTTGCCAATCAATTTAATATTTTTGTAGATAAATCATCACATCATTCGCTTATAGATTCTACTAAATATAATAAATCTAATAAACCTAAAATAATTGCTTTTCCGTGGATGGTTAGCGAAACAGGTGAATGTCTACGAGATAAATATAATTTAAATATGGAAGGTGTTTATTATTTTGTAGATTTAACTCAAGCAATTGGGAAAACAAATATAAATTTAAATAATTATCCTAATATAATATTAGCATCAGCATCTGGACAAAAATTCGGTGGAATTCAAGGTGCTGGTATATTATATATTAAAAAAGACTGGCAAGATAAAATTAAACCAATGATATATGGCAGTCAAGAGAATGGTTTAAGAGGAGGGACAATTAATGTCCCAGCTGTAGTTGGTTTTGGTGAAGCCATTCAAGAGGTTTATAAAATGGATAATAAGGTAAATTTTTTCTATAGAACAAGTAAAATTTTAAATAATATAGCTCATAATATTCAAAATTTAAATTTACCTGTTGATTATCAAATACATTCTAATGTAATGAATATTACTTTTAAACATTTAAGTTCTGCAACGGCAGTTCAATTATTTGATAAATATGGTTTCAACGTGAGCAGTGGTTCTGCGTGTATGGCAGGTTCAGAAGAACCAGCACAAGCTTTTTTAGAGAGTGGTTATACTAAAGAAAAAGCTTTAAAAACAATAAGAATCAGTGTTGGACGTAGAAATAAATTAAGAGAGGCAAAAAAGTTCGTAAAAATATTAAAGAAGATTCTTGACAAATACGATAAATAATGCTAATCTTATTTTAAGCTCGAGGACGGCATATCGAGCACGACATATTAAAAGAAGGAGGAACAAATAATATGGCAGGATTTCAAAAAGCCAAGAGAGAAAAAATCTGGTTAAAGATACTTCTTGGTGGTGCCAGTGGTAGTGGAAAATCTTATTCGGCTTTGAGACTAGCGACAGGAATAGCTAAAAAAGGTAAAGGTAAGGTTGCTGCTATCGACACAGAAGCAGGACGTATAAGATATTATGCTAATGAATTTGATTTTGATGATTTACAATTAGATGAACCTTATACACCTGAAAAATATATTAATGCAATTGATGAAGCAATTGAAGGAGGATATTCAGTATTAATTATTGATAGTATTTCTCACGAATGGAATTATTGTGTTGAAGAACACGATAAAATGCCAGGAAATTCTTATACAAACTGGTCTAAAATTACACCACGTCACGATAAGTTTATGGAGAAAGTGTTACAAGCACCTATTCACGTTATAGCAACAGTTCGTGGTAAAGATGAATATGTATTGGAAGAAAAGAATGGTAAACAAACTCCAAAAAAAGTTGGACTTGGTTATAAGCAAAGAGATGGCGTGGAATATAACTATACTGCAACATTTAATATTGCACAAGACACACATATTGCTGAAGTAACTAAAGATAATACTCACATTTTTGAAGGTCGTTATGAAGTCTTAACTGAAAAAGATGGTGAAAAACTTTATGATTGGGCAAATGATGGAGATACACCAACGCCTAAAAAAACTTATGATTTACCAAAACTTAGAGAAGATATTATAGCTAAGGCAAAAGAACTAGGTGGAAGTAAAAATCTTAAGGTTAAAGAACTTTGTGAGGGATTAATCGGAACAATTAATCCAAATAAATCCGATGATGGAGAAAGCTTAACTAAATTATTGGAAGAGTTAAACAATGTTAAGTTAGAGGAGGAGAAATAATATGGCTAAACATTATTATACTGTTTGGAAAGTTGATTTTGAAGGCGAAAACAGAGCAAAAGTTTCATTATCAAGAAGTCGTAAACTAAAAGATTCAAGTTATGATAAATCATTAGAAGAGGCTGGTGCAGCAAAAAATGGTTATATAACTGATTTTAGTGACTCTTTTGTAAACTTTGTTGGTAAAGCAGTTAATCAACTTAAAAAATATGATATTAAAGAGAGAGATAGAATATATGCAGATATAGAAATTTCTAATGAACCATATGTTAAAGATGGTCAAGTTGCATATATGAAAGGATTCAAACATACTGTATATGAATTTGAATTACCTGGAAGTTCAGAAGATGATTCTCAACCTGCACAAACACCTAAAAATATTGATAGAGCACCTAGAGTTGCAGATGAAGAACCTTATGAACCTGAATCTGATATAGAAGATATTGATGAAGATGAAAATCCATTCTAATATTAGAATAACATTTTGATATTAGAGAGGATGGTGATTGAAAAATGTTAATTCCACAAGAAAAGATTGATGAAGCAAAAAGATTATATGACGGTAGAGCAATGGAAGAAATAGTGGAATACTTAGGTGTCACTAAATGGGATGAGAGAACTAAAAAGGGCTCTTGTCCTTGGCACTCTGATAGTAATCCATCATTCATTTGGAATGAAAAAAATAATTCATTTCATTGTTTTTCTTGTAATCGTAACTATGGAATAATAGATTTATATCTTGACCAAGGTATGACTTATATAGATGCTGTTAAAAAACTTTTTGAAGAGACTGGTATTGAATATAACTTCTCTATGCAAGGAGTTCATTCAAAACCTTCATACAAATATCCTACACACGTTGATAGTCCAAATAGGGATGTTGTTAATAAATACTGGAATTTAAGAGGTATTAGTGAAAAGACATTGAACTATTTAGATATTCAACAAGATGATAAAGGAAATACTGTTTATCATTATTATAATGAAAATGATGTGTTATTAACAGTCAAGTATCGACCATCTCATAAAACAAAACCTGGTGAGTCAAAATGCTGGTCTCAAAAAGACGCAGACTTTTCTCCTATTTTATTTAATATGAATAGGTGTGACCCATCCAGACCATTAGTTATAACAGAAGGGGAACCAGATTGTATGTCTGTTATTGAAGCAGGATATACTAATGCCGTATCTGTCCCTAATGGTTGTAACAATATGAAATGGATAGAACAATGCTGGGACTGGTTAGAACAATTCCCAAAAATTATTGTTTGGGGAGATAATGATGAACCTGGTATTAAAGCAAGAAATGAAATTTGTAATAGACTAGGAACTTGGAAAACTTATTATATTGAACCTAAAGAAACAGATATAATTAAAACTGAAAAGGGTAATAATCCTTTAGAAGGTAAAGTACCTAAAGATGCCAATGAAGTGCTATATTTCTTTGGTAAAGAAAAGGTTCTTGAATATGTTAATAATCCAATTGAATTACCTGTTGAGGGAGTATTTGATTTAGCTGGAGCAGAAGAATTCGACATTCAAAATGCAGAAGGCTTATATACTGGAATAAAAGATTTAGACGACAAAATATATAAATTAGTATTTGGCACGTTAAATATTATCACAGGTAAATCTGGAGAAGGTAAATCTGTATTTGTTAATCAAGTAGCAATATGTCAAGCACTTGAACAAAATTACGACGTTTTTGTTTATAGTGGCGAATTACCTGCACCTGTATTAAAAAATTGGGTTGAAACAAATATGATAGGTCGTGAACACATTACTATGTCTGATGGAGGTCATATTAGACATTTTGACCCGGCATCAAGAGAAAAGATGAGAAAATGGTATTCTGGAAGAGTTATGATTTATGATGATAATGTAGATGCAACTGCTACAACATTATTATTAAAAATGGAAGAAATGGCTCGTAAATTTGGTACTAAAGTATTCTTAATTGACAATTTAATGATGGTAGATTTAGAATGTGATAGTGAAAGTAGATTACAAGCAGAGAAAAAATTCATAAAAGATTTAATTAACTTTGCTAAAAGATTTAATGTATTAGTATTTTTAGTTGCTCATCCTAGAAAAACAGGAGAAATAATGGTCACTAAAGAAGATATATCAGGAAGTTCTGATATTGTTAACTTAGCACATATGGTATTTGGTGTTCATAGATATTCTGATAATGAAAGAGCCGGAGAATTAAATGAACGAGGCAATTATCGAAGAGGTAAAGAACCAATTAAATATGAAAGTGTTGTAGAAGTGTTAAAAAATCGTATTACAGGTTTAGTTCCAAAAGTAGAATTATTCTTTGATTATCCTTCATACAGATTTTATAGAACGCCTGAAGAAATATGGCATAGATATAAATGGGATGATAATAAAAATCCGCTTAGAAAAGATGACCCTAATGACCATAAAATTCCAGGAGAGGATAAAACACCATTAAATGATGAATCTTAATAAGGTCAAACAAGAATTGGCAAAGTTTAATAGATATAAGTTTTATGAAGAGCCCCATATTTATACTTATCAAGAAGATGATGGCTCTGAAACACAAGTAGGAATCTCTGTCACTACATTAGTAGGACAATATGAAAATCCTTTCGATGAAGAAAGAGTTGCATATTTTAAATCTATAAAGGATGGTATTCCAAAAGATGATTTAATTGCTATGTGGCATTATGATAGAGATTTTGCTTGTTGTAAAGGAACTCACACTCACGCATATAATGAATTTTTATGGCGTGGCGGAGAACTTTATGATTATAATAAAGAATTAGTAATAAAAGAGTTTGGCTATGATGTTATAGCACCAGTTTGGGAAAAACTTAAATATATATGTGAGAGTTTTTATAAGAAATTTAAAGATAAATTAATACCTTTAGGATTAGAACAAATTGTTGGTAGTCGTGATTATGACGTTGCTGGTTCAATTGATTTTTTAGCATATTCTAAAAAATTAGATGCTATTATAATCATTGATTATAAAACTAATAAAGAGATTAAATTTAAATCTTATAAAGACCAAAAAATGTTGTATCCTTTAAATAATGTTCCTGATTGTAACTATTATCATTATTGTTTACAATTAGCTACTTATAAATGTATATTAGAACACGAAACAAATTTAAAAATATATAATAAAAAGTGGTTAGTTTGGATGAATGAAATAAATAATGATTTTGTATTATATGAATGTGAAGATTTAGATAAGGAAGCAAAATTAATGTTGGAAGCAAGGAGAAGATAATATGCCTAATATAGACATAGAAGAAAATAAAGATAAATTCCAAAAATTATGTCATATGTGGATTAAGAGAGATGGTATAGATGATTTATTAAATTGGTTAGATACTACAGATTTTTATACTGCTCCCGCTAGTACGAGATTCCATTTGATGTGCGAAGGAGGTTTATGTCAACATTCAATTAATGTATTTGAACAATTATGTGATGAATACAAAAATGAAGGAATGTTTGATTTTAAAACACAAGAAGATACACAAAAAATAATGGAAAGTCTTGCTATCGTAGGTTTATTCCACGACGTATGTAAAGCGGATTTTTATAAATTGACAACTAGAAATGTTAAAGATGAATATGGTAACTGGACAAAAGTTCCTTATTATACTATTGAAAATCAAGGCATTTTAGTGGGACACGGATATAAGTCGGCAAGAATCGTTAATAAATATATAGACATAACCGATGAAGAATATATGGCTATATTACACCATATGGGTTACAGTTCTGATGATAATATAGCTAATGTAAGCGAAATATTTGGTAAAAGCAAATTAACTGTATTATTACATATTGCTGACACAAAAGCCACATTCTTAACAGAGAATGTAGATTATGAATAAAAGGAGATTTATATATGTTTGAAAATAATAGAACAGAAAAAAGATTATTAAAAAGAAAATCTATTATGGATGCTATTGAAAAAGCAAAAGAAGAAGGTATTACTTGGAAAGTTAATCAATTAGAATCAAAATTGTATGATTTTAATCGAAAATATTATCCAAATATAATATGGAATAGTGCTGAAAAAGGTACATATAGAAAACCAAAGGAGGCTAAAGCATAATGGATTTAGATGAGTTAAAAGGATATGGTATAGCTGAACAAATTGCAAGAGTAGTTGAAGAAGGATTCAGTTATAATGAAGAAACAGGAGAAGTATATTTTACAACTGATGATTTAGATGCTTTAAATATGGCATTTGAAGAAAAGATTGACTCTTTATCTGGATTATATGAATTATATGGAGATAGAGCAAAGTCATTAAAAGAAAGAAGTAAAGACATTGCTGACAAAGCTAAAAGATTTGAAAATAAATCTGATAGCATTAAAAAATATATAGATTCATTAATGAAAATTGCTGGTAAAACTAAATTAGAAGTGGGAGATAAATCATTATCTTATAGAAAGAGCACTTCAAGTGAAGTTTATGATGAAATAGCTTTAAGAAAATATATCGAAGAAGATGAAGAAAGAAAAGCTACATATTATAAAGAATCTGTTCCAGAAATAAGAAAGAAAGAAATTGGAGATGCAATTAAAGCAACAAAACAAGTTGCAAAAGATGGAACTATTACATATGATTTAACTATACCTGGATTTAGATTAGTAGAAAATAATAATCTACAAATTAAATAAGGAGGATAAAAGGATGAATAAAGAACCAATTTTAACCTTACAATTAGAGGTAGAAGAAGTTAATAAAGTGTTAACTGGTTTGAATTATTATAAAAATGATATTGAGAGAATAGCACAAAAAATAGTTCAAGCATCACAAACTCAAATTAATGAACATAATAAAAAATTGCAAGAAGCAGAACAAAAAGTTATAGAAGAAGCAAATAAAAATAATAAGAAGGCTTCAAAAGAAGAAGGAGAAAATAAATAAAATTTATGCAAGAAAAAAGGGATGAAATCATAGTTTGTAGAAACTGTGGAAAAGAATTTACATTTACTGTAGGAGAACAAAATTTCTATGAAGAAAAAGGTTTAAAACCACCAGTAAGATGTAAAGAATGTAAAGCAAAAAGAAAAGAACAACAAACTGAACAATCTAATAATGTTGTTCAAGAAAAAACAGAAGAGGAAAAGAAAAATGACTTTGAAGAAATGTTAGAAAGATTCAGAGCCAATACTATTCTATTTGAAGAAGAAATAGAAAGACGTAATAAAAAAAGAAAATAAAAGCCAAGAAATTTATCTTGACTTTTTTCGTATTTTATGGTATTATCTAGTTATATGATAGAGAAGGGTGATACGAATGAAATATTATAATTATCATTGCCACTCATACTATGGAAACCCTGTTTCTATGGATGTAACGACAAGTCCAGAAGATTATTGTAAAAGAGCAGTAGAATTAGGTCACGACGCTTTTTTTACTACTTGCCACGGAACTCAAGGAGATATATTTTTATCAACTACTTTAGCACATCAATATAATTTAAAAATGATTGTTGGTGCCGAATTATATTATG